TGCATGATAACCAACAGCCGTATGCTCAGGGCCTGTAGTGTTGCTATATGCAGCCTGATACCCAACGGCGGTATTGGAAGATGCGGTGGTGTTGGAGTAGAGGGCATGTCTTCCTTGAGCTACGTTATATGAGCCAGTGGTATTTGAGTAAAGCGCCTCAGTTCCAGAAGCTGCGTTATAAGCGCCTGTGGTATTTGTATAAAGCGCCCTAAATCCAAATGCAGCACTCCCATCTCCAGTGCTATTTGAGTAAAGCGATTGATACCCATGAGCCGCAAGATTTACACCAGTAGTATTACTATACCCAGCCTGATAACCAACTGCTGTGTTGTTGTTTGCGGTGGTGTTGGAGTTCAAAGCAGTCGATCCAACCGCAACATTGAAATCACCACTAACCACGGCACTTAAAGCATTGTACCCAACCGCAACATTTTGATCTCCCGTTTCATTTAAGAGCATCGCTTGCATACCAATTGCCACATTTGCCGCGCCAGAAGAATTTGTAGCCAAGGCTTTTCGACCTATGGCGACATGGTGGTTGGATGCTGTGCTTGCGGTTAAGGCTTGATGACCAATAGCAACATTGTTTGCGCCCGATACATTTGAATCAAATGCCGCATCACCCAGCGCCACGTTCTCTGAACCAACAGGATAATTCCCATCGAGCTTAATCGTGCCGCCATCGACTGACAGGTTGCCGTCAACAAACAAATTATTAATAGAAAGACCCTCTGTAACTTCTACAATTGCAGCGCCAGCACCCGCTCCATCTGTAGCAATTATTCTTGTTTGCCCATTTAAAAGAGTAATATTAGCCCCAGATCCTTGACTAATTGTAAGAGTTTGCCCACCACTTGTGGCATTTTCAATAATCCAAACCTTGCTAACAGTATTTGGAGCCAAAGTAATAGTTCTAGTTGTTGTTAAATCTTCACTAGAATTTATTTTAAGAACGAGAGAACGCGCAGCGTCAGCCGCACCATCAGCAATGGTAATAGTCGTATCTGCGTTAGCAATGGTTTCTGTGCCGTAACTAAACGCATCTGCGATTAATTCGAGGTTTGTATTGGTCTTCGTACCCCATGAGCCAGAGTTCTCCCCTGTGGCCATTTCTTCGAGGCGAAGGTCATTTTCATAGGTACTAGCCATGTTGTACTATCCTTTTTTTATTAGTCGATGCGGATCAAACCAGCAGCGCCGGGTGATGGGAACACAATGCGGAATGTACCTGACGTAACCGTAAAGTCACCGCCGAAGTTTAAAACCGCAATGGCATTGTTGCCTGCCGTTGTGTCGTTATAAATCAAAGCGCCAGCCGTTGTGAATGATGCTGATGTCCACTCTGGGTTGTCAAAATCAACATACGCTGTTGTGCCACTTGTGCCAATCACTGGATTGGTAAGTGTTTCACCGCCTGTTGTATATCCATTGCCAGAAGCTACTTCGCCACTGGTTGTATATGCTGTTGTTGCTGCACCTAATGACGCTGATGAAGTATACAGCGCAATCTTGATGGTATCAGAATCCATGTCCTGTTCTTTTTGAAACAAGTCTTCTTTAAAACTTGTACACATTGCTTGTGCGATAGCCATTATAAACCTCCGTTATATTCTGCTGCGTAGTCTCGCTGCATCTCTTGTACAAATAATTGCACTGCTTCGTCAAATTGTGTCTTATAAAGGGCCAAAGTTTCTCCAGATTTAAGAAAAGCTGATGCTTCGTAAAGACACGCTGCTAATAACACATTTTCTGCGTTATCTCCAATCCAAGTATTCGCGTTACTTGAACTTAAACCTGTTTCTGGGGCGATAAAATCAACTTGATAAGTTGATGTTGTGGCGTCTGGAGTGGGCGCAACAGTAAAAGTTGTGCCTCCAGTCGCCGCTGTTTTTGTACTATACATTTCTGGAACGCCTTGAGTTGTGGCGTTTGGCCAGTAATCACGCAGATATGAATCCACTCTGTGATTTAGGTATGACGTTACATTCGCAGTAATGACAGAAACCTGTCTAATCATTCGCGCAGATGGCACAGTATAATCTGTTGTGCCTTGCACCAGCGCCGCTGATGCGTTTTTCCTAAAGCAAGGTAAGTTAGGGAGGCGCTGGAAGATCATCTCTTCAGCCTGTGCTATGATTTGATCAATGGAAGTAGTCAGCTCCGCGCTGTCATCTTCCAGAAAGTTTTCAATGTTAGCTTTTAGCTGCGTATAATTCATAGCCCATTACCCCATGTTCCGTTACCCCAAGCATTGTTACCCCAACCTACTGCGACATCTACAGAAGTTCCGTCACCTATCACACCTGTACCAGCCAAGCCTGTTTCGCTTATTTCAGCTTCTGCCACTTCGCTGCCTGTTGTGCCTACGCCGCCAAGACCAGTGACTGGGCCAACAATAATGTTGAAGTCACTGCCAGCTCCAGTTCCGATAACATGAACAGATCCAGTGCCAGATACGCCAGAAACATCTATTTCAGACACGGCTGTTTCTGTGCCTATTGCGCCTGTTCCAGCAACGCCTGTGATGATTTCTTCTTGCTCAAATATTGATGCACCAATACTGCCAGTGCCAGCGACCCCTGTTGTGACTTGCTCTGATTCTGGAACTTCAGTTCCAATCGCGCCTGTGCCAGCCACGCCGTCAGTAGTAGTAGCTGTGGCAAATACACCAAGAGCGCCTGTTCCGATCACACTGGTGACGTTTACATCAGTTGATATAACAACTTCATAATTACCAATTGCGCCTGTACCAGCCGCTGCATTGATAGCTGGGTTTGGATAAACTGTACCCACAGCGCCTGTACCAGCCACGCCAGTGACCGAAACGTCCATTTCTATCACAGACCCATGCGAAACCACTCCAAGGCCGTGTACGCCCACTGGAGGGCGATCTTGGACAGGCGTAAAGATGTCGAAGTTGTATCCTATAAATACCTCTGCATTTTCAGGATCGTTATCTGGGCGCGGATTAAACAGCGCCGTTGCATCAACAACATTCTTTGCTGGTGTTAGCTGTGGTTGTTTTGGCTCCCAGTCATCTGGAGATACGCGCAATCCATCCCAAGTGGTCATAAGGTCCGTATATGGAACCTTTAGGCCACCTCTGTCGCTTATCGCTTGGGATTTTTTGCCTCTTGCGTATTTTGCCATTAATATAAATTCAGCGCAGTGGGCTGAACCCTCAGAGATACGCCATCATTGTCTGATGCCGCTGCAAAACTAAATGCTCTTTCGTACATTTCGTTTAACATTGTAAACTTCTCAACTGCAAATTTCATTGCCAACTTGCTTGCAAGCCCAGCGCAAATGCATTCATTCCAACGATATGGTATGTCTGCGTCTTGATTGGATGCCGTGACATCTTCAAGCTGTCTAATCGCCCAATAGACCATACTATATGTTGTTTTGTCTGGAACTTGCCAGAAATATGCAACAGGCGTGAACTGCTTGTCGAGCATATACTGGCTTGGCTTGCCGCTAGAATCTTTGTTTGGCAGTTGGTTATAATCAGAAATAGATACGCGATTAATCATTTGATCAGAAGTATCTGTGCCAGAGCTGTCGCGTATAACTGCGCTTATGATGTCAATTGTTCCTGCTGGCAGCGTGTAAGACGCTGTGCCGTTCACCAGTGTGAGTGTTTGCTGTTCTACTGCCCAGTAGTTGATACCTCTGTTTGCCCACTCAGCGAAGAGTAGGTTAAGGCTGCGCCGTGCAGACACAGCCTTATCGCCAGTTTGTGTTTGGGTATCAATACCGCAACGCTCAAATGCCTCAGTGATAATCTCTTCAACATTTGGTCGAAATGCTACGGTTCCTGAAGTTGCCATTGAAAACTCCTAGTATTCTTTGATGACCCTTAGAACCAGTTGATATGAATCGCCCACAGCACCAGCTCCATCAGTCGTAAACTTCACATCCCCAGTTGGGTTTGTGCCATACGACTTCGTTGAAGGAAGGCCACCAAACTTTGAGAAATCGTGATATCCAATATCATCATCTCCAATGTTCATCATAATGATGTCTGTGTCAGCGTCTGCCAACACGCGCACCGTCATGCTTTTAATGACCCACCATCCTTCGATGATACGAACAGCCGTGCAAGGCTCGCCATTCGCGTTAGGAGCAAGTGTGGAAACATCAATCTTGAGAACAGCACTTT